GAATGGGCCGAAGCTTGGAGTTACTACTTGATTAAAGCAAGTGCTGACTTAGCAACAGAGTTTGGCGCGCCAACTGGCAATATGGAAACAAAGTACGGACACGGCATTACACCTAACCAAACATATAAGAAAGACTTGGATGAGTTAGTTCCACATGTAGAGCGTATGGAGTGGGACACACTTAGAGCACAGCTAAAGGATACAGGCATTCGTAACAGTACACTAATGGCCCTTATGCCAGCTGAAACAAGCGCACAGATTGCTAACGCTACAAACGGAATAGAGCCGCCACGTAGTTTGATTAGTATCAAGCAGAGCAAGCATGGTGTACTAAAGCAAGTTGTTCCTGAGTACAAGCGTTTAAAGAACAAGTATGACCTACTGTGGGATCAACAGTCACCAGAAGGTTATATTAAAATTATGGCTGTTCTACAGAAATATATTGACCAAGGCATTAGTGTTAATACTAGCTACAATCCGATCTTCTTTGCTGATGAAAAGATACCAATGAGCACAATGTTACAACACTTATTAATGTTCTACAAGCTAGGCGGCAAGCAGTTATATTACTTCAACACCAATGACGGACAAGGCGAAGTAGATGTTAACAAGATGATGGGCGAACTAGAAGTTGTAGAAACCGACGACGACGAATGTGAATCTTGTCACATTTAATACTTGACATGTCCTCTGGGGCATGTTATAGTTATACTATAGATATACACACAAGGGTAAGAGATTAGATGAGCGTTTTTAACACTGAAAATAAAGCAGACCATACAAAAGTATTAGCATTCCTGGACCCAACGGGCGGCCCTACAATTCAGCGTTATGATACGCTGAAGTACAAAAGCTTTGACGGACTTACAGATAAGCAGTTAGGATTCTTTTGGCGTCCTGAAGAAGTTGATGTAACTAAGGACAGCAAAGACTTTAAAGCTCTTAGTGACCATGAGCGTCATATCTTTACATCAAACTTGAAGCGTCAGATCCTACTTGACAGTGTACAAGGTCGTGCGCCAGTAGAAGCATTTTCGCCTATTGTAAGTTTGCCAGAGATTGAGAATTGGATTACAACATGGACGTTCTCAGAAACAATCCACTCACGCAGTTACACACATATTATCCGTAATGTGTATAACAACCCTAGCAAAATCTTTGATGAGATGCTAGACATTGCAGAGATTGCAGACTGTGCTGGAGACATTTCTAAGTACTACGATGACCTTATTGAAACTACACGATGGTACAAGTTGCTAGGCGAAGGTACTCATACTGTTAATGGCAAGAAGATTAAAGTTGACATGTATGAACTAAAGAAATTGTTGTGGCTTACACTAATGAGTGTTAACATCCTTGAAGGTGTGCGTTTCTATGTAAGCTTTGCTTGTAGCTGGGCGTTTGCAGAGATGAAGCAAATGGAAGGCAATGCTAAGATTATTAAACTTATTGCCCGTGACGAGAACTTGCACCTAGCAAGCACACAAATGTTGCTAAAGATTCTTAAGAAAGACGATCCAGACTATGTAAAGATTGCAGAAGAAACAGAAGAAGCATGTATTCAAATGTTTGTTGACGCAGTTGATCAAGAGAAGGCTTGGGCAGAATATTTGTTTAAAGATGGCTCAATGATTGGACTTAACACAGAGTTGTTGAGTGGATACATTGAATGGATTTGCACACGTCGAATGACTAATGTAAATCTAAAAAGTCCGTACAATACAAAGACTAATCCTTTACCTTGGACACAGAAATGGATAAGTGGTAGCGAAGTACAAGTTGCTCCACAGGAAACAGAAATAACATCTTATGTCAGCGGCGGCACAAAGCAGGATGTCGGCGAAGACACTTTCAAAGGATTCAGTTTATGATAGAAATTTATGGCAAGCCTCAGTGTCCTTTTTGTGATATGGCAAAGGCATTGTGCGAAACAAGAAAGTTACCGTTCAAGTACTTTCAACTTGGCACAGACTTTACTCGTGACGAGGTACTTGAAAAGTTTCCAGGAGCACGTACCTTCCCACAAATTACAGTACACGGAACAAAAATTGGTGGCTACGATAAACTAGGCACATACTTAGAAGAAACTAACTATAACGGAACAGGATACTCACTATGATCATTCAGAAGCCACTTAAAGTAGGCGAAATTATCTCATTCAAATTAAACTCAGGCGAAGAATTAGTTGCCCGCATGGATGGCGAGACGCCATCACAGTATACACTTTTTAAGCCAATGGTGCTAATTATGCAACAGCAAGGTTTAGGTCTAGCACCTTTCATGTTTGGCGTATCTCCTGATGCAAAGTTTGAACTACAAGCACATGCAGTAAGTTGTATGGCTGCAACTGAAACTGAAATTGCAAAACAATATACAGCAAGCACTAGTAATATTCAAGTCGCGTAATTTCTCGGATAAATATACTAAAGAGGAATGTAAATGTCAATAGCAGGCGCAAATATATATGAAGATTCCGCAAGTTTAGGTAAAACTACGGTCAACCATACGGATAGTGACACTGACACTGATCCGGGTTCAGCGCCAGCGCCGGCTGATCATGTACACATTGATTTTGATATTGCTCACCAAGCATGTCTAGCAGAAATAGCAAGTTTGTTTGAAGATATACAAGTAGACTTGCGTATCATTACAGACAGAGGTGATGACAGAGCTAAAGGCATTTACCAACGCGAAGCAGATAACGTAGCAAACAATCCAGCTAATATTGCAAAAGCAGCAAGTGATTTTATTAACTTGCAGCAATCGGGTATACTCGACATAGTTAATGCTGAAGTTGGTAATCCAACGAACTTAGGCAACACAAGTGCAGCTAACTATAATGCAATTAGGAACAACACGTCGAATCCAGGAGGATTCACTGGCGGCACTGAAGTTAATACTCAACGTGCTGGCTACGCTGGCGGCACCACTACATCTATTACTGGCGCAGATGGCGAGACTTATTCTGAAAGCAGTGTCCCATTTGATCAATTAGTACCAACAACTGGATCTGCTGACGGCATTGTTGCTTATAGAATAAGTGGCATTCGTAATCTTCCTATACAATCACAACTATGGAACATACTTGAAACAGCAGCAAGAGCAGCAGGTGTTAATGTTACAGTAATCACTGGAGGTCAAGTTCCTACTAGTGAAGGCGGCATACCCGGCAAAAACAGAACTGGCTCTAATAGATTTGACAAAGGGTTTGGATCAGAAGTTAGACTAACAGACGGCGATAGTAATAGACTATACACAACAGATCCTGCACAACTTGCAATCATGATAAAGTTTGCTGAAGCATGCAGGGATGCCGGAGCAACTGCAATTGGTATGGGTAATGGATACCTAGGCGCCGGCGCCATACATATTGATATTGCATGGACAGGACAAAAATCTAATTACATTAATCAAATATTACCACTTAGATATTGGGGCGGCAAAAACGGAAAAACTCCTCCACAGTACTTACAAGATCTTATGACACCAAAGGATAACGTATAATGCCAGAATCTACTGATACAGATTATACACATTTAGACATGACTCCGGAATACAACCGGATTATCACAGCACTAACAGGTATACGTGATGACGTAAGATTGTTACAAAAATTACAATCTGATCCAGAGAGTGGTATTGCTACAAGTAATGTACTAAACGACTTTCAAAGGGCACTCCTTGCAGTTAGTATGAGTTCAGCTGTAGGTAATACAGCGGCAGCAGTATCAGAAGCAGTTATTGCCGGAACACTACCAAATGGCGCAGCAGTTGCAGCAGCAAGTGGTGAAAGCAACGCAGACCTAACAGCAGAAAGAACAACAATAATTGCTGCACTAGGCGCCACAGAAGATCCAGCAGACTTAAAAGTATTAATACGAGTAAGTGGACAATACTATTGGGAAGCAAAGGGAACAGCAGGTCCAGACGATGGACTTCGAGGCTCTAATATAATAGTAACACCGTTTGTATTAGGTGAACAACTAGGCTATGATGACGAAGCAACTGGAGTAATTACAGCAGGTGCACCTCCAGGTCCACCCGATGGTATTCCAAACGCATCTGCACCAAAGAAGAGATGGCCGTTTGCAAGACCTGAAGGTCAAACAGCGTCACCACTTGCTAATCCTAATGCAGACTTAATTGATCCGGCAACAGGATTAATAGTAT